AAAACTGAAATCGACAAACTTGCTGAAGCGTTTGACTGCGAAGTGCTTATCGTGGAAGCTGAATACAATGTAACTAAACTTGGCGGTTCGGACTTTGAACGCACAGAACGTAACGAAGTTACAAAAGACGAAATCAAAGCATTTTTGAGAAAAATAATTAATTAGTTAATAGCAGTGGTGGGAGGGTAGGCATTAAAAAAGCACCCACAAAGTAGGTGCGTTCATCAAAACAATTTACTTAAATTATAACACAAAAGAAAAGGAGGAACAATTGGCAAACAGAAGAATGTTCAGTAAAGATGTTCTAATGACAGATGATTTTCTTGATTTACCTCCAACAACAAAGGTTTTGTATTTCTTCTTAAACCTAGAGGCAGACGATGACGGATTTGTCGCAAACCCCAGAACCGTTATGAGATTTATAGGCTCAACAAAAGACGATATGAAACTTTTGGTCGAGGGTAATTATGTGCTTTTGTTTGATACTGGAGTAGTGGTTATAACGGATTGGACGGAACACAACTCCATAAGAAAAGATAGAAAGAAAGCCACTAGATTCGTAGAGGAAATGCAACAAATAGCGCTAGTGGAAGGCAATAAATACAAGTGGTTATCAGACGTGCAACCAAGTGACAACCAAGTGACAACCAACCGTCACCCAAATGGGTGCATAGGAGAGGATAGGATAGGAGAGGATAGGATAGGTAAGGATAGGGGAGTAGAGGTAAGAGAAGAAAAACAACCAACCCCCACCACTCCTTTCAATCAAGATTTTGCAAATCTCTACAAATCTTTTGAGCAAGAAACAGGAAAAGCTCTATCACCATTACAAATGGAAGATTTGCAGTATATGCTAGAAGACTTTAACGCCGACGTCATCCTCGAAGCTCTAAAAGAAGCAGTAAGCCAAGGTAAGGCGAACTTTGCTTATATCAAAGCTATTCTAAACCGTTGGAAACAAGACAACTTAATGACGGTTGAACTCGTTAGGAATAGCAAGGCTAATCGCAAGAGCAAGAAGCAACAAAACAATGCAAATTCAGAGCCACAAATTAATGAAGAATGGGGCTTCTAGGACAGACGAAAACCCATTTTAGAAAAGAGGTAATACATGCTAACGCAAGCTGAAATTATCGCAAACACGAAAAGGCTAGACGGTAAGTGTCCAATTCATGGGTTACCTATGATGCAACTTAATATAGCCGTAAAAATCGCAGGGGAAGACGAACCACGCAAACCCTCACCAATTTGCCCTAAGTGTGCTCAAGAGCAAAGGGACAAGAAAGAAGAAGAGTTGGTGAAGGAGAGCTTAAAGAACAATCTTTACTTAAGAACTTATGATGTACTCATGAGAGACAGCACAATTCCTGAAGAGTTAAAATCAGCATCCTTTGACAATTTTATTGTTAAGACACCACAAGAAAAGCAGATGTTAGAGTTTGTCAAAGCGCAAACACAGAAATATCTTAATGGTTTCGAGGGGAACACGTTGCTAACTGGTACTACTGGAGTTGGTAAGACTCATTTAACTGTCGCTATGGCTAAAACACTGAATGAAACCTACAAAGATAAAGACAATCCCAAAAGCGTGCTATTTGTCAATCTCACAGAAATTCTAAGAAAAGTCCGAGAAAGCTTTAAGTTTGAAAGCAAAGAAAGTTATTATTCAAGGATGCTTATGGAAGCTGACTACTTATTTCTTGATGATTTAGGCGTTAAGCTTGGAAACTCAGGGCAATCCAAATCAGCATGGGAAGAAGAATTTATCTTTGATGTGTTAAGCCATCGAAAGAACACTATTATCACAACCAACCTAAGCAATAATGAAATAGCAAACCTTTACAGCGAGCGTGTCGCAAGTCGTGTTCGCACAGGACTAGAAGGGAATGTTTTCAGGGCAGTAGACATCGAAGATAAACGATACACGCTTAATCAACTAAAGGCGGAAGGATAGATTATGACGGAAAAAGAAGTAAAACTTAAGCTCTTTGAAGACTACGAGCGGATTCATGGGCTGGTGTTCTCGGAAGAGCACAAACAAAAAATGATGGATGAACTAGACCTATATTCATTCATCGAGAAATTAAACGAATATATGGCATTTGGCCACCAAT